CTGATTGGTTGTATTTTTACATGCAGTCAGGGAAGAACGGAACTCTTTTTCCCCATCTACAACGATCTTTGCGCCAATTTTCTTCTTGTCGCTCATATTTTTACTCCTTAAAGATCCAATATGGATGTCCGCTTTTCAGGCAACACATAGATTTTCTTTTCGATCATCATGTTGTATCGTTCCTGATAGGCATATAACATCTGATTAAAATATCCCAGTCTCAGCATCCCAATTTCATGGTTACTAAGACCAAAAATCACGCCATTTGCCCGTAACCTCCAAAACTGTATGGGTTCATCTTCGAAACCCTTCTTTACTTCTTCACAGATCTGGAGGTCTTCACGTTTTTTTGCTCTAAACAGCGGACAAATTCTTCGTGAAGCTGTGCTGCCACAGTTTCACGGTCAAACTGCATGTCCAAGACAGCCATATTGACATCAATATCCGGCACCGGATCCCCCTGCGCTAAAGCAAACTCTTTTCCCTCCTGCGTCATCGTTTTAATTCCGATCCGAATAGCTTTTAATGACGGTTCTGTAAGTCTGAAATCTGGGACTTCCTTTCCCTCCTCATCGATCCTGGTCTTGATCCGTCCATTTTCGTCCCGCTGGAATTCAAGCCCCAACAACTTTCTTTCAAATGCCGGTAAGGATCCGAACTCATCCTGTACCGCTTCGCAGACATTAATGTCACAGCGGATCGGATACTTCTTTCCCTGAAGGATAATTGTATTTAAGTTTTCAAACATAATTCATTCTCCCAATGAAAAAGAGAGTATGCAGTATCTACCACATACTCTCCCTTATTTTTGTTGCACCGGTGCAACTACTCTGTGATATTCAGCGTAGTCTTAATGAAGTTTTCCGCTTCAAGCTCTGTATCAAACACATTGGTGCTCTTCCACTGTGTATCATCCAGTGCAGTAATCGATCCTTCAATTGAAGGAGTCTTAAAGGTGATGTTTTCACCCTTAGTCTCATATTCCATTGCTGCTTCCGTGAACTTCGACTTGTATACAACAATCGCCACATACTGTTTCTCACCATCCAGCATTTCTTCCATGCAGAAGCCAACACCGACATAGTTCGCGTTATCCCCCGTCTTATATTTTACGGTCTTTCCATCCTCTGACACTTCATGTGAGAATACAACTCCCTGTGCCTCCTTCGGAAGCCGATCTGTACCCAACTTGATGGTTCCGTCCTTGAACTCCCTGGCATATTCGGAAAGAATATTATCAGCATAAAGCTTTGCTTCGTTGTAGTTTGGCGTGACATTCACGGCGATTGCTTTACCACACTTAAATCCATTTTCATATACCGGAGTGGTTACTCCACCCGTAGTTGTCTGTGACTTTAACTTTGCAATATAAGGTTTTGCTAATCCAATATAAGCCATCTTTTTATTCCTCCTGTCTTCCTTCTAACCACGAGACAGAAAAGATGGTCTGTCTCGTATTCTCTGTTCCTGTTAACTCATCACCCAGAAAACTCCGGATAGATGAAACAATAAATCCAGCTTTTTCCAGTGTGTTGCGTATGATCTTCTTTGTTTGCAGATAATCAAATTCTTTCGGTGAAAACAACTGGATCTGGAGATCTGTTTCATCTGCCAGAACCTCATTATCTCCATGAAATGCAGGACGTTCATCTTCATAGGTAAAAATGATGTATATCTCACTTTTCCCATCATCGTTCCGGTCCTGATCCACGGATAACCCCGTTGCATTTCCCAAAAGATCTATGATCCGTTCATTCAGTGTCATAACGAATCCACCTTTCTGTCAAATGTGTCCTGCAGAATCTTATGTACCTCATTCTCCGCAGCATTACGGGCCGGCACAATAAATGGCTGTGCAGGACGTCCTTTGTATCCGTATTCCTTCCAGATCGCCTTCAATGCGTTACTTACCGGATAAGTCCTAAGTGCATTGACGCTCTTTCCACTCTTCCGGTGGAATTTCTTCACCTTGGAATATCCACGCGGTCCCACATTAACGATCACAGCTCCATCTCTGGTCCTTTTTACTCTGGACGCTTTAATGGAATCAATCATTTCGGAATCACCCTCATGCTGTATGCTGGCTCTTGCCGACTTTTTCATTGCAGCTTCCAGTACGGGAGCAGCTTCCTTTACTCCCTCCTCAGCAATTTCATAGAAGTTAAGATTAAAGAGGCTCTCAAAATCATCCTCATAACATGACATCTGCGCCATTACTCAACCTCCTCACAGGAGATTTCCATGGAATCAATACTTTTACAGTAGGTGCGTCCGATTCTATATTCGGTACCTTCATAAATCACCCTAGATGGCCGGTATGTTTTGTCATCCTTGGCAATACATCCCATCTGATAATCCTCCGGGTGAACGTCAAAGATCTGGGAGGTTTTCACACCTGCCCGCAACGCATCATAATATTCCGTCCTTCCTACCGATTTGACCTCTGCAAATATTTCATTTTCCTGGCATTCTTCTCCAGTCTCAAAGCCGTTCCGGTTCCTAGTTCTTCCGGTAACTGTAATTAATTTAATCAGCTCGTTTCTCACGATATTCACCATCCAGACTTAAGGCATCCCGAAGACCTTCATAGCTCCTGCGATATTGCTCACCTTTGCTCTGAAAGTCCTCTTCTGCCTTCACGTATAATTCCAATGCTTTATAAAGCAATGCATCCTCCCGGAGTTCACCATTCACATTCAATGCCACAATCCCCACTCTTCGCAGATCAAGCGCTCCTGCTTCAATGTCTGCCTGAATTGTACCATCCAGTTTCTCATTCTTTATCCGAATTGAGTCCTTCACCTGTTTCAGTAACTTTTCCGGTATTTTCATCACTGCTCACCACTTTCTTTCTGGAAACGGCTTTTCTTGACTGGGCTGCCGTCTCATTCGTTACTTTTTTTTTACCATCATGACAACCATAGAATTCAGATCTACCGGCTTACCGTCTGCAAGCATAACCGCTTTTTTGATCTGATCATCGTTATCATGGTCTTCATATTCCTTCATGCCGATCCGCATGTTGGTGTTCAGCATATAATCCGCAAAATTGAACATTACTGCAAACTTGGTATCTGCAGATACTGTAGCCGGGAATGCAGGCACATACTCTGTAAAGTTAACCTTTCTTCCAAGGATGGTGTACTCCGGTTTTCCTGCAATTCCCATGGATACTCTGGCAATAGGCTGTCCATTACTGTCCTTCAAGCCAAGAAACTTAGTAAAGAAAGTCTTCTTGCGCATATACCACTCAGTACCATTGCTGTATTCATCCGGAAGAGCTGCTTCTGCAGCAAGGAAATCATCATAAGTCGGATCAGAACCTTCTGCAATTTCAATGGTCTGTCCTACAGGAGTCTCCTTGGTAAGAATGCCCTCCGGCATATTTCCGGTATTTCCTGTTCCGTTGAATGATGCAGACTCGATTGCCTTTACAATTGCATCTGCAATATTCTTAGCCAGTGTAGCTTCGAAGATTTCCAGCGTCACATTATCCACTGCAATAGAGCACGCTACAACGCAGCGTAATTTGTAATAGGAAAACGTAATGGATCCTAATGTTTTCTTCTGTTTGTCAGAAGTTCCTCTTTCCGAGGTCCATGTAGCTACTGGCTTTGCTGTTGAAGTCGGAATGCTTACACCGCCCTTGTAAAAGGTCTTCGTCATCTTGGCATAAATACCACCGACCGTTTCCAGCTTCTCAATAATCTTATTGAGAATCGTATTCGGAATCACGGCCCCTACATCTGTTGATGTAGTTACTTCATCCTGATTGCTCATTTTGATCGGTGTACCATTCATAACATAATTCATGAACTGGTTTCTGTACTCCAACTGATCATCCTGCTGATTTACGATCACATTTACTGCCCCTTCTACGCCAACATCAGATAAAGGTGGCTTTACTGCCCCTTTCATTGCTTCCACAGCTGCTTTTCGTTCCTTGAATTCATCAAACTGCTTGTCCAGATCTTCCACTTCCTTAACCGCAGCATTATAATCCTCGGTTTTCCCCTCATTCATGGCTGTTTCAGCCTTATCAATGAGCGCGTCTCTCTGTGCTTTGTACTCTTCGTAATTCTTAAACATTGTTTGCTTCTCCTTTCAGCTTTAAAATTGTTAAGTTTTGCTGCATCCTCCGTCTATCCTTCTCCCCCTGATCCGGATTCATAAATGCTGCTCTCACCTTTTGTTTCACCTCGTTGCTCAGCACCATAGCAACGGAGTTGTGATATGTAATCGGAGTATCAAAATCATCAAAAACCCCGTTATCACCAATAATCTCATCCACAAAGCCGTATTTCTTTGCTTTTTCTGCATCCATCCAGGTCTCTTCATTCATCAGACTTAATAATTCTTCATTTGTCATGCCGGTTTTCAGCCGGTATACATTGGAAATGGCTTTATTTGCCACTTTCAGAGTATCCGATGCATGATCCATATCCCGGTAATCGCCTCTTGCGGCACAGGATACATTGTGAATCATGTATTGAATCCCCGGATTTGCCTGAACCACATTGGCTGCGCAGGAAATTACGGTTGCAATGGATGCACAGATTCCCGTAATCACAACGGTTGTCTTACCCTGATAGGAATGAATCAGATCATAAATCTCATTTCCTGAAAACACATCCCCACCACCGGAATTGATCTTAATCACGACATCATCACCTGCTGCCTCATCCAGCTCTTTCGCAATATCATTAGGACTGGTAGCATCATACCCCAACCATTCATAGATCCACTTATCATCATTTGATACAATGGTTCCCTTGATATTTATAATTTTCATGAGTTACCTCCCGTCGTTCTCTCTTCCGTATCTTTTCTTAGCAACGGAAGATCGCCTCCATCCAGCGGTTCCAGATTGAAGTATCTTCTTACCTCATTCGGTGTCATAATTCCACGATCCACAAATCCAACTAAGTTTAACTTCGTTGACATGGAAGCAAAGGTAAGCGCGCTGGATTCAAATATAATCTTATTTCCGCATCCTCTTTCCCTTCTGGAAAAGAGCTTTCTGGTATATTCGTTGCTCATCTGCATTACAACAGGCTCAATGCAGGCTTCATAGTAAGATATCCACTCATCCTCGTTATAGCTGGACGTTACAATCTTTTTGTTAGTATTGAAAAAAGCATAAATACGTTCTGTCTGTCGATCCGTCTGAGCAGCATTCGGCACATAATCCTTATTGTCCACCTGAATGATCTCTGCCTTGGAATCGACTGCTGCCACGCCCATCCTGTTATTGGAAATGGATAAATAATTATTAGCAAACTCCTGTGCTTTTACTTTTAAATCATCATCGCGAAGGCTTTGTGTGAACTTCAACAGCCACTTAATGACCGCAGAGTTCTTGATTGCATTTACAATCCCCTGATCGATAATTGATACCGTGTTCATCAGCTGAGTTAAGGCCTGTTGCGGTGATTCCCCAAATACGTCATTATCGAAGTAATCATCCCGAAGATGAATAATATCCTCATAGGGAAATTCACTATATTTTCCGTTGATGTAGTAGAATTTCAACATCATCTGACCGGTTGCTTTGTTCAGCTTAAATTCCACGGAAGCGCACGGAATCGGATACAATCCAATCGGTGATCCATAGGGATCACGCAGAATCAAAATAAACGCATTTCCATTGAGAGTAAGCTGGTTAGCTACCTTTTCCTGCATCATTTGACCACTCATCAGTGCATTAGGCTCTTCCAGAAGAAACCGGATAGATACAAGCGGATTTACCTCAATTTTGGTTTCCTTTTCTTTCGTAGTTTCCCGTATATGTTTTGCCAAACACTTACCGATTGCTTTCGTCTTAGGTTTCATGCAGGCTCTTACAATATCCGACTGGTATAATTTTCCATTCCATGAATAGAACCCATTTCCACAGTCCTGAATCATGGTAATTACCGAGGATTTCAGATCACTATTTGAATTTTTACTGTCTGTTTTGTTGAATAGTCCCATCGTATTCCTCACTTAAATCAATGACTCATATTCTTCCAGATTGTCTTCCAGAACCACGTAGGCATCCAGCAGACTGGCCAGTCCGTCAATCCTTCGTGTTCCCTGGTTTCCTTTACATGGTTGAATATTGTCGTTCTTGTCCACATCCACCGAAGTATTGGTAAGACACCACTTCAAAATTGGATTGTCATTATAAACAATTCTTTTTGCTTCCAGATCAGCCCCCAGGGACTTCATCGGAGCAGATAATGTCTTCTTTCCCTGGATCACCGGTACCATTACCGATTTTCCAAAGGACTGTGTCATGGATTCCACAAAATAAGTGGCACTCCATGAGTCATATCCACACTTGAAAAGATAAATATCATAAGTTTCCTGTATTTCCAGAAACCATTCTTCCACATACTTGTAATGAACCTTATTACCCGGACAGGTTCTCAATAATCCCCTGTCTCTCCAGACATCATACGGAATCTTATCTTCCCGTACTCTCTTTTCAAGCAGGTCTTCCGGAAGCCAGTACATCTGCAATACATAAATCTTGTCAGAACCCGGCATTTTGAAAATGACTGTTGCGCAGGTAAGGTCTGTTGTGCTGGATAAGTCGCTGCCCCCGATTCCATATCTTGGTTTCAGCTCCTGTATATCAAAACATTCCCTGTTATCCAGCTGTTCAAATGTAAGCCAGGCTTCCGAAGAAGTTTCCCGTATATTAAACTCCTTACATACAAGATTCTTCACAAGAGCCGGATTCTGCTTTGCTTTCTCTACCTTTGCCCGCAATGCAGATTCATTCTTAATGGTTCCAAGTCCCGGATTTGCCTTTTTCCAGCACTTTTCATCCGTCCATTCCTTCCGGTTATCCAATTCGTAGATCAGTACAAGTAAATGCTCATCATGATAACCATTCGGATCAAAGAATCCATTGACAAGACGTTCTGCCTCGTCATACTTTTGATCGTAAATATCTTCCCTCACGGTTCCGGCCGTGGAAGTGACCA